CCTTCGCCTTTCAATGCCCTTTGGAAAAGTAGACATTGAGAAAAGAATTGTCTCTGGTTTTGCATCTCTTGACAATGTTGATAAACAATATGACATTGTTACAACAGAAGCATCTATGAGTGCTTTTGCAAAATTCCGTGGAAACATACGTGAAATGCATCAGCCCTCAGCAGTTGGAAAAATGCTTAACTTTAAAGAAGAAAAATATTTTGATCCAGAAACAAAGAAATTTTATAAGGGAGTTTATGTTTCTACATACATTTCCAAAGGTGCACAGGACGCATGGGAAAAAGTTCTTGATGGAACATACACTGGTTTTTCAATCGGGGGACGAATGAATAAGTGGGATGATGCATATAATGAAGAACTTGATAAAGCAATTAGAATTATTAAAGACTATGATCTAGTAGAACTATCTTTAGTAGATTCACCAGCAAATCAATTTGCAAGTATTATGTCAGTTGAAAAAGTTGACGGTGTAGATGTTATTAAAGGTGAGTTTGCCGATGTAGTTGTAGAAAATGTTTTTTATGATGAAGAAACAGGCATTGTTCTAACTTCTGATGAAGAGACATACGTTAGCCCAGTAAACGGTAACGAAATGAAAAACATTGGTTTTGTAGAAAAAAATGACTCAGATAAAGCAAACATGATAAAGTTCTTAGTTGATAGTGCTAAAGGCATTAATACATCTAAGATTACAAAGGAGGTAAACCCTATGTCAGAAGATACACTAACAGTGGATGCACCAGTTGCAGAAGCAGAAGCAGTATCAGTAGAGGTCACTCCAGAGGCACAACCAATAGAAGCAGTAGAAGCAGTCACAGAAGCAGAAGCACCAGTTGCTGAAGCAGAAAAGTCTGACTCAATTGCTGATGATAGTGCTACATCTTCAGTAGAAGATGCAATTCAGAATCCAGAAGCACCAGCAGCAGAAGATGCTGCAAAGGCTGATCAAGTAATTGCTGATGCAATTACAGACATCAAGGAATCTGTTACTAATGCCTTTGGCGATCTAACAGCAACACTTAAGTCACTTAGTGATGAAGTTGCTAATATAAAGAAGTCTCTTGATGCCACAACAACTGATGTAAATCAGATCAAGGGTACTTTTAACGAAATTGGAAAGAGAGTTGATTCCGTAGAAAAGGACACCGCTTTCCGCAAGTCTGGCGATCTTGGCGAGATCGTGCAGGAAATGGATGAAAGTCCAATTCAAAAATCCCTATGGGGCGGACGTTTCCTCAAATTCTCCGACCTATATAACTAACATAAAAAATCACTAGGAGGTGAACAATATGTCAGAAGATATCGTAAAAAACTATCCAGGAACTACAACTAGTCATGGTCATGATGGATCAGGTGCAGTAGCATCAGGTTCAGACGGTGCTCCCGCAACCATCGTAAGTGGTCGTGAAGGCATTCTAGGAAATATTGCTGGAGCAAATTACGGAACATCAGGTGCAAACGCAGTTAACCCTGTCGGCACACCAGGTGGAATCCTATTGCCTGAACAAGCACGTCGCTTCATTGATTATGTGTGGGATGCTACAGTTCTCGCTAAAGATGGACGTAGAGTTACAATGCGAGCAAATACAATGGAACTTGAAAAAGTTAACGTTGGTGAGCGTGTAATTCGTGCAGCAGCACAAGCAGACCCTACATTTACAAATGCAGGCGCAACTTTCTCAAAGGTTGAATTGACTACAAAGAAGATTCGTCTTGACTGGGAAGTATCAACAGAAGCACTAGAAGATAACGTAGAAGGCGGCGCTCTTGAAGACCATCTCGTACGTTTGATGACAAATGCTTTTGCAAACGACATTGAAGATCTTGCGATCAACGGTGACGGTGCAACAGGATCATTCCTTTCAATCATGGAAGGCTTTGTTGAAAAAGTACAGGGCGGAGACTCACACGAGTCAATGGTAACTGTTGCTGACAACGCATGGACAACAGAGGTTATGCAAAACATTATCCTCGCAATGCCACGTAAGTATCGTGCAATCAAGAACAATCTTAAGTTCTATGCTGGTACAGACGCATTCCAGGGTATCATTAAAAATAATGGTACATTGGCTGATGCAATCGCAGAAGCATTTGCTGGTAAGCCAGCAGGTACACCTGCAAACCGTCAAGCATACCTTGATGGCAATGCTCAGACATTTGGTGGAGCACGTACAACTCGTGTTCTCGGTGTTGAAGTCCAAGAAGTTCCTTACTACCCTGCAGGATATGTAGATCTTACATTCCCACAGAACCGTGTATGGGGATTCCAACGTGATATCACTGTAAACCGTTTCTACCAACCAAAGAAGGACACAATTGAATACACAGTATTCGTCCGCTTTGGTCTACAATGGGAAGAACTTGACGCAGTTGCATACGCAACAGCAGCAAATAACTCATAATCGCTAAAACGATTGACTTGGGGAACGGTGTAAAAGCCGTTCCCTTCAGTCATTTATAGGGAGAATAAAATGTCTTATCCAGGTGAACCAATTGATCATAGTCACAATGGCGAAGGAGCAATTGTTACATTAGGAAATCCAGGTGTTATTATTATGGGATCTAGTGGTCTACAAGTTAATACACTTGGAGCTTCAGGAGCAACTCTTGGAGAAACATCGGGACCTAATGCTGTAAATCCATCGGGAACACCAAATGGAATTCGTTTACCAATGCAAAATAATTTTGGTAGAGGAAGACGACGCTAATTCTGGTATAATAACATAGGAGGAATTAATGTCTATTATTGAAGATTTATCTAAAAAGACTGTTATGGAAATAAAGTCTTATGCAAAGAAAAATAACATTGATTTGTTTGGGGTAACAACAAAAGTTCACATGCTTGAAGTAATTTCTAGTTGGACTCCAAAACAAGAGTCAACAGTAAACCCAAAAGCAGAAAAGCTAATTAATGAAAAAGTAGCACTCTTTTCAGAACGTAATATTTTCTGGAATGGTGTTGGAGAAATCATAAAAGGCTATAACATTGTAACCAAGGAGGTTTCCGAAAAGTGGCTTACCCACAACAAGGTTCGCACAGCGACACCTCAAGAAGTGGCAAAGTACTACGGTAAATAATTATGATAATTCTAAGACTCCCACCATACCCTATTGAGATTAAGTATGACGTTCCTTTACCAGATACAGACTACCTGTTTACTATTGAAAATGCCCCTAAAACAATTGAGGTATCTGAAACAATCACATCTGATGCAAACTCTCAGATTACTTTTACTTTGACGGGTGATTTTATTACTTATGATCACGATTACTCGGTACAAATATTTGAAGATTCCGAAGAAGATATTCTTGTTCAAGACATTCTTAGTATTATTAGACCATATGTTGATCCAAATACACTAGGCACAACTGCAACAGAAATTGCAGAAGCAACATATAATGAACGTATTGCTAGAGCAATTGTTGATTCATTAATTAACCGAGGCTTTACATTTGAAAAGAAAATTCTTGAGGTTGTTGGTCAAGGAACTGATTATATCCCTGTTTGGGGAACAATTTATAAGATTAATCAAGTTTATGAAAATGGGCAACTTGTGTATGACATTACAGATACAGTAGATGGACCAGCTCTAAATGGATTTGATTATGCAGTTACAAAAGATAGAACTGCAATTGTTAAAATTCCTACAGACTCATCTTACTATGAATCAAAAGATCGTGCAGAAAGAAAACCACTTAAGTATAGAGATGCAGGGTCAGACTCATTTTATACATATGCACCATATGAAAATTATGACAACATGTGGACAAACACAAAAAATACAGCAGTTTCATTTCCAGAAGGTTTTGATTATATAATTGATTATGATTCAGGGTATAAAGTTATTCCAAATGATGTACGTGATGCAGTAGGAATGATGATTGATGACCTTAAGTGCGGAAGAATGGATCACTACAAATCTTATGTTAGTGAATATGAAACAGATCAATTTAAACTAAAATATGACTCATCTAAGTTCTTTGGAACTGGAAACATTCTAGTTGATATTATTCTTGATAAATACATTACAAATTTGCGTACACCTGGGATGCTGTGATGAATTGTGATAAACCAGACTTTATGTACCCAATGCTTGCTGATGTTTATTATGCAATAATTAAACAAAATGAATATGGCAAGGCAATAAAAGATTGGGTATTTGATAAAACAATTACATGCAATGCCCAGCCAATTACAAAAAGAACTCAGGAAGAAATGAGTCCTGCAATATTTCTTCAGACGGATGGAAAATTAGTAGCAAGATCTAAAACTGATATTAGAACTTCTTCTAAAAATGATAATAATGCTATAACAAACGTATTAATAACAAATATAAGGCTTCCACAAGATAACCTTGTATATAGAGAAACTGCGGGACCAAGAAATGGCAGAGGAACAATCTATGAACTCGCCACAATAGAACCTTTTATTGGTGGCTTACAAAGCATTGAATACTATTACATGATGTGGCGTAGATCAGAAAATCAGACAGTTGGTGACTAATGAGAGTTTCTCTTAATGCTAAAGAATTTGAAAAATCTATTTTAAATATAGCAAATTATTCTATTGGGTTTTTAGATGGTGCTCAAAAGGGCAAAAGTGTTTTTTTAAAAAATCTTGGTAAAAGCACAATTTTAGTATTAAAACAATACGTTGATGCTGAAGCAAGATCAAACCCAAAAGCACTTCATCATATTTATGAATGGTATAAAACTGGAAGTCCTAATGCTAGACTTTTTGACTTTGATTATACTGTAAGCAATTTAGGATTATCCTTTATGTCAACATTTAAACAGTCAAGTTCCTTGTCTCAGGGATCATCAACACCTTTTTATAATAAAGCAAAAATAATGGAAGATGGTATACCAGTAAAAATATCTCCCAAGAAATCAAAAGTTTTAGTATTTGAATCTAACGGAGAAACCGTTTTTACAAGCAATGATATTACTATTGACAATCCTGGAGGAGACTACGTTTCAGGATCCTTTGAACGTGCCGTTGATGAATTTTTTAACGTTTATTTTAGACAATCATTTTTAGCATCATCGGGATTAAAGTCTTACATAAATAATCCAATTCTTTATAAACAAAACATTAAAAAAGGATCAAAGTCTGGTAAGGCTGTTGGAGTTAACACTGGATTTAAATGGATAGCAAATGCACATATGGGAGTAGAATAGAACCATGACTTTTAACGCAGCCACTGAAACAGGGTTTCCACCTCTTTTTATCAATAAATATATTATTGCTCAGTTAAAAGATTTTGGAATAGTTACGGGTATTGAGGGAATAGATCCAATAGTTCCAGTACAGTCCACCAACCTAGATGACCTATTTGGAGAAATCACTGTAACTGGAGATGCATTTTTAATAGCATATGATAGATTAGCTAGATATAGACAAGACACAATGTATAGACATAAAAGAGAGCAATTGGTTTATACCATTCACTCTTCGGATGATGCTCAGGGATTCAATATAGCAAGAATAATTGCAGAAGCCCTAGATA